AAACTTACTAAAAATCAACTCTTAGAAATGGCAGATAAGAAGAGTCTTAAAGTCAAGAAGAGTGGTTCTAAAGCAGATGTTATAAGTGAATTACGAAAACAGTTATAAACTGAACGTAATAACAAAAAGGGTGCTTTGCACCCTTTTTTATTGTCTATAGACAATTCAAAGTATAAATAAAGGTATGGATATATTTGGTTTGATAAGTGACGTGGGAGCTCCGATTGCTGGAAGTCTAGTGATGGGTTTCTTTATTTTTACAGTTATCAAACAAATACTCGAAGGTGTCGTTGATTCTATCAAGACCCTTACCATGTTTTGTAAGAGTTTAGAGAATCGTGCAAGAACAATGTCTAACGAAATGATTAAGATAGACATGTTAGTGTCAAGTGCCTTAGAACTCAGACCCGATATAGAGAGAATTGCACGTGCAGAGAACTTTATAGAAGACGGGAAACTAGACGTGAGAAGGGACTAGTGGAAAATATTGCACAACTTATTTCTGATTATGGATTTCCAATCGTAATGATGGTTGGACTTGGATATTTCGTATATTATGTTTGGTGGTTTGTGGGTGAAAAATTGGAACCCGAAATCGAAAAACAACACTTTGCATTGATTAAAGTGATTGACCAAGTGCGAATGTTAGACCAAGACTTGATTCGTCTACAACAAAAAGTAGACGTAGTTCTCGAATACAAAGAGAACCAAAAAAAGAGAGGAAACATGACAGATGATAAAACCGACAATAGTAATAATTAGTATTTGTTTTGCACTTAGTGTAAGTGCAGATGAAATAGTTCACAAATTCAAAAGTCCTTCATTCAGTGGAATAGGACAATCATCACACTATCTTACAATTGAGAATCAAGAAAAATCAAGACGTGACAAGATAGCACAAGACATAGAAGATAGAATTGCAAAAGCAGAAAGGGAAGCACAAAATACTACCCTTGCAAAATTTTTAAGGAACGTAGAGAGCAGAATTTATGCTCAGATAGCAAAACAGTTAGTAGAAAATATGTTCTCTAACGGAGAAGCTGCATCATATGGTGTCTTCTCTATTGAAGGTAATACAGTCACATACGAAAAATTGGTTGGTGAAGATGGTGCAGAATTTATTAGGTTAACCATTGTAGCAGAAGACGGAACGACAACAACTTTAGATATACCAGTTGGAACAGGAAGTTTCTAAATGAAAAATGTAGGATTAGTAGGACTAATTATGGTCTTGCTCACTAGTGGGTGTGCAAGCATTCCGTCTATGCAAGACACTTGTGATTCTACAGTTATGCAGAGAGTAGGTTCATGCATTGAAGATGCAGAGGTTGTGAAGATACCAACCTATCAAGAACTTTCAAACTTACCAGCTGCAGAGACAATGCCTATTGTTGCAGTGTATGGTTTTTTAGATAAGACAGGACAAAGGAAGAGGATGGATGGAGTTGCATCATTCTCAACTGCAGTGACCCAAGGTGCAGAAGCATTCTTGATTGATGCACTTAAGACTGCTGGAAAAGGTAAATGGTTTAGAGTAGTAGAGAGAACAAATTTAGATGCACTTGTAAGAGAGAGACAAATCATACGAAGTGCAAGAGAAGACTTTGCAAATCAAGAAGGTAATGAAGATTCCCCAACAGGAATTCAACCTCTTTTATTTGCTGGCATCCTTCTTGACGGAGGGATAGTTGGTTATGACACTAACATTGAAAGTGGTGGACGAGGTGCAAGAACATTAGGCATCGGTGCATCAAACTCCTATAGGAGAGATGTGGTGACTGTAAGTTTGAGAGGAATTTCAACACTTACTGGTGAAATATTATTAAACGTCCAAACTAAGAAGACGATTCTTAGCACGGGTGGTGGGTATGATGTATTCAAGTTCGTGGATATGGATACTCAACTAGTGGAAGTAGAAGATGGTGTAGCACAAAACGAAGGAGTCACAAAAGCGACTCGTTCTGCAATTGAACTTGCCGTCTTAGAATTAATATACCAAGGACACGATAGAGGTTTTTGGGAAATAAAAAGTGGACATCGTCACCCTCATGGAACTCATGGGAGAAACGAACTTCACAATATAGAGGAAAAACAAAATGAAGAATAAACTTCTTTTATTATGTTTATCATTAGGGTTAACTGGTTTCGTATCTGCTGGTGCAGATGATAACGAGATTTGGATACAACAGACAGGTGACAATTTAATATTGAACTTCACTCAGAGGGGATATGGAAACAAAGTCGGTTTAGATGATTTCTCAGGAACATCTGCTGATATGATTATCACTGGTGCATCTAACAGTTTAACATTATTACAAGACGGAGATAACAATAAGTTGTTCGGGCCTTTCCTTGCAGATAGTTCAACAGTAAATTTAACTTTTACTGGTGACTCTAACTCAATGGATTGGAACGTAGGATATGTTGGTAGTGCAGATAACTTAAACATGTTAGGAACTGTGACAGGTGATTCAAATACATTCGATATTGATGTCGGATATGATGCATCTGCAGAATACCTTAACTGGGATTTAGTGTTAACTGGAGATTCAAACGTATTCACTACTAAAATAGATAGTGATAATGCAGTTTGGAACTGGACTATTACTGGAGATTCAAATGATATTAACACTAACCAATCAGATGCAACTGATAACAAAATCACTGCAATCTTAACTGGTGGTTCAAATGATATAGATATCATTCAGAAAAGTGGAACTACAGGTTGTCCAAGTGGTCAGTCATGTAGTGGTATTATTGATGTATCTTTCGTGACTTCTAATGCAAATATTGATATCGTTCAGAAAGATTCTGGCGAGTAGTCTTTTACTTATTGGTTCAGTTTCAGCTGAACCGATAGGTGAGATTATAGAATACAAAGGTTCAGCAGGACTTCAGAGAGACGGAGAGTCTTCTGTTGTCAGTGCAAATACTGAACCTGATGTGTTGATGTATGATACAGCACAAACTCAGAATGGGAGAATGAAGATTGAGTTCAAAGGTGAAGAACGACTGGACTTAACAGAACACTCCAAGGTTTGGATTGACGAGGTATATTACGACCCCGACCCTTCTAAATCCAAAATGGCCATACGAATGGCACAAGGCACCGCTAGATTTGCTTCAGGATTCGGTGGGAAGATAAAGAAAAGTAATATTAAAGTATCGACACCTACAGCACAAATTGCTGTGGTTGGAACCGACTTTACTACAAGTATTGATGAAATCGGAAGGTCACTTGTTATACTTTTGCCTGATAAATTTGGAAATCCTTCGGGAAAAATTATTGTGAGTAATGCTGGTGGAAGTGTCACATTGGAAGAGGCTTATCAAGCAACTATGGTATCCACTTTTGACGATTCACCTACTAAACCAGTGACAGTGAATGGAGTTGATGCAAGTATGATTGACAATATGTTTATTGTGAATCCACCCGAAGAGGTGCAAGAACAAGTTGCAGAAGAATCGTCTAACAACGAAAATGATAGTAGCAACATTCTAGACGTGGACTTTTTAGAGTTCAATGATTTAGAAGAAGATTACTTTGAAGACGATGAGTTGGAATATACAGAACTCGACAGAGACTTATTAGATGTCGATTTCTTACAAGATTTACTAGATGTAGTTTTGGAGATTGACCGAAAGGTTGGTATCGATGCAGAAAGAAAGGCAGACCCTTTCGGAGTTGCAAGAATAGAAGGAACTGCATTTGGGTTTGATAAAGATTCTCAATACAATACAATTGTAGACAAGGGTCTTGGTCAAATTTGGTTCTACAGGGAAGTTCAAGGAGTTATCTCCATTAAAATCCCAATCTATGCACAAGCAACGATTAGAACCACTACAGACGAAAAAGGTTCACTAATAAAGGTGGGTGATGGTTCGTCTATAAATATTACCATTACACAAACAAACTAGGAGAAATATATGAATAGTATGTTAGAAAAACTTCGTAATTGGCATGAATTTCAGTTAACTGGATTTCAAGATGCTATGAGACTGGACGATTACCACATGTTGTGGTTATCATTTGGAAAAGGAGTAGTATTTACAATATTATTTTTATGGATTATCTAATGAAAAAAAGTTTATTATTAATTTTATTGACACCTCTAACATGGGCTGGGGATAACCACGTCCATGTTGAGCAAGTATCCAGTGGAGACGTTGAACTTAATATAACACAACAAGGTTATGATAATGAAATTAAGTTTTCTTTTGCACATAGTGGAAACACATTCAATCTATTGCAAACAGGAAATGGAAACTCTATATCTTGGGTCTCTTACTGGGGGCCAGGAAAGTCATGGGGTGGTGATGTAGACGGAACTAACAATACTGAAAACGTAGAACAAAGTGGTGGTGCAACTTATGGTAGACACATATGGGGCAATAGTAATACAGTAGATGTATATCAAAACGGAAGTCATACACATAACATAGACGTTCACTCAAATTCAGTAGACCACGAAATACACCAGTCGGGTAGTGGTTCACATTATGCACACACTTACTTCTATGGAAGTGCAACTGGGTCAGATTCCAGTATCATGCAGAAGGGTTCGGGAAATCATAATGCACAAATTACACTACAAGGAAACTATCCAACAATATTGAATCTTTTACAAGAAGGTTCAACAAACAAATCATATACACTAACTCAGAATTGTCAAACGACTACGGGTTGTTCAGTATCAGTCACACAACAATGAAATCAGAATGTCCACCCGAGTTTTATGAATGTCTAACTGAAGAAGAGTATGACGACATATTAGACCTCTTCGAAGAAAACGATATGGTTATGCCTGAATCTTTGGGTGACGTAGAAGCCGCAGGTGATTTTGTTTGGCAAGTTCTCTTCCTCACACCAATAGAACTTATTTACATAGGTTTCACTATGACTGTTCTTGCAACTTACGGACTTTCTATTTACTATATCTATAAACGAATACAAAAGAAATTCTCATAATGTATAGTTGGAAAACAGTCCTAATCACCATTGGTGTATTTGTAGGACTTAAAATTTGGTCTCCTTACTTAGTAGAGAATATTAAGTGGTCTTACTTTGACGTTCTTCATCAGAGTCAGGAGAAAGTTCAGGTTGATGACATTGTCTTAGTAGACATAGACGAAAAATCACTTGAAGTGTTCGGACAGTATCCGATAAAACGTAGTATCTATAGGGATATCTTACTTGACACTCATTACACTAACACACATGTTTTTACTCAACTCTTTAATCAACCTGACCGCAGCTCAGGAGAGGACGAAATCTTTGCAGAAGGATTGGTCAATAGATTAACAATTCTATCAGCTGCACCGACCATACAAAAAGACACTGGTTCTGCACCCTTCGTAGGAAACTCTACCTTTGGTGGTGGATGTGCTACATACCACCTATGGAACTTCTCAGGAATTTCAAGTCCTATCAGGATACTTCAGGACAATACTTACGGAGTTGGGGTCACTGTTGCAACACCTAGTGTTAGTGGAACACCAAACTTTGACGGGACAACTA